GGGATCTGCTTGCTCTTGAGCAGCTGCGGACAGAACCACACGCTGCCCTGCTTGTAGTTGTCCTGAATCACCTTGAGCATATTGGGCAATTCGTCCGGATAGTGGAAAGTATGCTCTATCCACTTACCACCTGGGCGTATTGCAATGTTGACGAACCCCTCAGATGGTCCGAAGAGTGCTCGAAAGAATGTTCCTCGTTTGGTCTCCAATTCGGCAGGGTTAGTAGGTAATGTCACATGTCACCTCCCGCCTACGGCTAGAAAGAACCCTGGAGCTGAGCCTCTACTGAGCACTAGTAGCGCACTCGCCACTTCGTCAAGTGGGTCGGGTCCGGTCGCCACCATGTGCGCCGGTTATCCACTGCATGCGCGTTCGTAACCTCGTCAGCTCCAGGGTTCGCCTTCAGCTGTAGCCTCAGCTACAGCTTATGACAGAAGCGACGACGACTTGGCCGTGGCCTGGCCGCCGCTTGTGCTGCTTCCGACCTGGTTCCAGGTCGCCTCCGCGAAGTAGCTCTTCGGCTCAAACTTCGCCGGGTACGTCTTGCCCGACCCGTCCTTGGCCTCCTGCTCCTTCACGAGGATGCCGCCGACGACCATGATCTTCCCGATGAAGAAGTCGGCCTCGGGGATCATCATCTTGCCGGCCGTCACCTCGATGCCGCACGCCTTCATGATGTGGGTGATGGTGAAGAGCGCCGGAGAGAACAACATCGCGTTCGCCCAGCAGTAGCGGCCGACGTAGATGTTGCCCTTCCTGTCCTCCACGACCCTGAACTGCACCTTGTAGTAGTTCTTGCCGGGGTTCTTGCTGGCAGGGCCACACACCTCGAGGGTGACGTCGTCGACGACCATGAGGTACTTGCCCGAGGGTAGCGGCTCGATGTCCCTGGATTCGCTCGCAGCTTCGTCTTCGCTGAAGTTCACGTAGATACCAGTCACGGTGCTGTTCCTTTCAGGTCAGGATAGTGAGATCAGGCTCAGTTCCTGTACGTTCGGATGTAGGTTCCAACTTCTTGGTGGTCTGTCGGATGATGAAGTCGTACAGAACGCCCATGTCTGGGTCTACCAAAGCAGGCGGTAGCATGCCAGATCTGTCCTTGGCGATCGTCGACTCAGTTGCAACCGACTGAAGTACTCGTACTTGTTGTCCGTCCACCTCCTTGACGGTGTAGTACAGGACGATGTCCAGGAAAGCTGCAACTTCCCCGGCCATCTTCCCACTAAGGGATGGAAGTCTGACTGGACGGCCCATCCGGTCCTTGTCCTCGCGCTCGAGTGCCGTGAAGATCACATTGATCGGAAGATCACGGAATGCACGAACGAACCTTCGAATCTGCTCGAGGTTCTTGCCCCACTCACGGATGGACGGAACGTCCATGTCCATGTTGTCCTTGCCGGACTCGATGAGGTTTCGCATGATCTCCGACATGTTGAACTTCTGGATCTCCGTCAGGCTGTCGAGGATGACGGTGTTGAAGCCGTGCCCACCTGCGTAGAGCTCGTCGTAAACCTCTTGGACGTTTCTCCACGTTGTCACGCGTACGGTCTCGACGTCCGAGAACGCCTTGCGCAGCGTCATCGTGCCGCCTTCGACGTCGATAAACAATACTCGGTTCATCTCCGGCACTGCGATCGACGATCCGGCGAGGTAGGTCTTGCCGACACCTGACCTACCGTAGACGAGCATGTTGAAGTTCGGCAGACGTTCCTCGACCTTTTCGATACGAAGTCCGCCGATGGTTGACTTTGTCAGTGATGTGATTACGCTCATTGAATGCCTACTGCCTTTCGAAGTTTGGCTACTTCCTCGGCTGGAAGACGTCCAGGACGATCTCCTACTGGCCTCCAGCTAGGGTCCCTTCTGATCACCTTCATCCTGATCAGACGTCGTCGGATGGTCTCGGAGGAGACTCCTAACGATTCACCTATCTGGTAGGTGCTTTCGCCACCTTCGTAGCGCCTCTTGATCTCTTCGTCCGCAAGAAGGTAAGCTGAGGCAGCTCTACCAGTAAGGGAAACCCACGACTTGCGTGGCAGGTTTGGGTTGTACCATCCCATCACTGACCACCCTTGGAGTCAGTGTTCGACGGAACGGTCTCCCAGTATCTGTGAGGCCGCTTCTCGAAGGTGGTGTCGAGAAGGTACTCGACATCTTCGCCACGATTGAGGCCGAGACATGGTTGCCGATAGGCACAAGTGGTGCAGCCGAAACGTCCTGGCGAAGGGTACAGCCGAAGATTCGGATCGACCATGTCGAGCGCTTCGAGGTAGATGTTGACACCTGCGTTGATCAGTTCGGTCTCGTTGCGGTGAACCTGCTTGCGACTGTAGTATCTCGGTCCACTCTGCTTGAGCCACTCCAGGAACTCGTCGTACGCTCCTGATGCCAAGCCTGCGGGGTCATTCTCCGAAATCGTTCGATGGTAGATTTCGAGCGACGTATCCTGCTGCTTGTTGACTGAGTACCAGCGTCCTTGATACAGGCGTGTGTTTGGCTCAGGCTCCTTCGGGTACCCCTTCTTCATCTCATGGTACACGAAGCCGGCCACGTTGAGACCCAATACCCACAGGGCCCAAACGTAAGACGTGATCTGGTCATCGAGGTAGATGAAATCGTCCGAGGAGTCTGTCTCTTCCTGGCCAGACAGTCTTGCCGCCGTTTTCCAGTCGAAGACCCAGTAACGTCCATGCTCATCAGCGGCGAACATGTCAATGCGACCACCGTATGTAACAGGCAGCCCTTGCCAACCCATTTGACGGTAGTACTGCTTGCTCTGGTGTCCGTCGAAGTGACCCATGTGAGGATCGTCGTACGTGCTTGGTCGCTGTTGACGTGCGAGCCATTCGCTGTGGTGGGCCTCGCCGTGAGGTGAGTTCATCCACATGGTGAAGCAGTTGTCGCACTTGCACCAGAGCTGCATGCCTTTGGCTATTCTCACACCGTCTGACGCGACGCCTTCGGGGGAGGTGATAGGTACTTCGAATTCGATTTCGACTGCAACGGGCGTGAAGCTCTGGTCCAACCTCGGTGAGACTTGCTCGCAGTGGTACTTGATCATACCACGTCCGAGCTCGAGACGCTCATCGAAGTCCTGCTCAACAGCTGGATCGATACGACCATCGTTCAGCTGGAGATACTTCGCCTTCTGTTCGTTGCAGAGATTGACGAACGCTAGGGTCGCTAGCGTCTGTCGTGTCTCGGGATCCTTGTTCCACGTCGTAGGCTCATACCACGCCTCCATGCCTTTGTGGAAGGCGGAGCCAAACTCGAGAGGCTTGGGTGTCACAGTCGGGTAGAGATGATCTGTGAACAACCACTTCCATCTTCTGCGGCAGGCTCTGAAGCTACGACGCTCACTTGTGTGGATTGAGTGTGTAAGTTTCGCTACGATGTATTGGTCGACGTTCAAGTTGTCCTCCCTTCCTCTTATTATACTAGTGACACATAGCTGGACTACAAGAGTGTCACTAGGGACTTTTTAGACAGATTGCTCCGACACAAACGCATGTCCGTCGGGAACCTCGTCTGGAAGGCGGATACCGGGAAGGAGTGACTTGACCGTTTCGAGATCAGCGATGAGGCTGTCGATTCGAGTCGCTAGTTGCTCACGTGTCGCTGTTTGCATGATGAGTGAGTTTCGGCACCGAATTGACCAGACTTCGTCAGGCTTGTCCGGGTCGGCGATCTGGTCGTAGAAGATCTGGAGGTCAGTGCTGTTGCTGATGATGTACGTTCTACGTTTCACTTTCGTACTCCTACGACAACGATTGCGATGAGTGCTATTATTTCTGACAATCCGGCTATGGCCAGACAGACCGCAATTACTATCAGAGCGCGTCTGTAGTTAGTCCAAGGATCAGAGTACACGTCAGTCCAATCAAGCGTGCCATAGTGCTGCTATTGCAGCTCCGAAGCCGCAGCATGCTGCAATGAGACCACAGAATCCTGCAACGCCTAGGAGTATAGCGAGCCCGATCAGGCCTCGCTGAATGAGCTCATACTCTTCTTGGTTCGACATCAAATCAATCCCGCCCTCCTGTGGGGCCCCGTTGGTCTACCGCGGCATTGACGGTCGTAGATGTCATGTTCTTTCGATGCACTTCCATGATCTGAGCGACCTGCTCCATCACCTTCTCAGCAGATGGCCCCGAGACGACGGTACGAACCATGTCACGTTCGCGTTTGTCTCCGTTGCTCATCTTCTTGATGTCGATCAGTGTGAAGGTTGCTGTGAAGTAGTGTTCGAGGATGGCAGGCGAAGGGCTCTGGTATGACATTTCTGCTCCTACTGGCGAGGTTCTACTGAGCTGAACATGAACTGTCGCCGTCCGATGTGCTCGTCAGGAATGAGTAGGTTCTTCGGACCCTGCCACATGCCTGAGTACGGCTTCCCGCATCCCTTGTGAACCAGGATGCCCCACTTTGCCCCGCGAGTGACTTTTCGGTCCGGATCGTCCTTTTCGGGGCACTCGCAGAACATTGAGGGCTTCTTGTACTGTCCAATGCAACGCATGGAGCCCGAGGAACCTTCGCTACCGTTGATGGTGGTAACGAAGGCCTCGGCCTCAGCGTCACTGTCGAATTCGACAACGACGTACTGCACGCTATCTCCGTTTCACGAGAAGGGCAACCAGGCAACTAGCCAGGATGATGTTGGCGATCGTGGATATGACTGCTGCGGGACTCATGATGGCCCATGCCAGTCGTGTCCATGCCAGTCGTGGTTACGGTGAGTCCATATGTGCGCGGCGAGGAGGAACACGCTGGTTCCGAGCGCTCCCCATAGGACGTAGATCATGGGATCGGTATCGTGCTTCCGTTGGGGAGGAAGTTGTTGGACCAGGTGGTTGAGTTCCACTGGTAGACTGACGAAGATCCGTCCACGCCCGATTGACAGGCGTCGATCTTCATCTCGTTGTTCGAGACGACCACGCCACCCTGCGGAACACTCGGACCGACGTTGGTGATGTAGCTCGTCTGCTCCGTCTGTCCTGCTGGCTTGACGCATCCGAGCCAGTTCTTGTCGATCAGGACGTTCGACGGGTTCGACTGGATCAGGAAGACGCTGGTGTTGCCACCTTCCATCCAGTTGTGCCTGAACAGCATGTTGCCGGTGTTCGTGGCCTGACAGGAGTCTCCGTGGAGACCTCCGCCGAAGCCCAAGTTGTGCACGTACGAGTTGATGAAGGTGAACCCTCCATCGCAACGGATTCCGTCGCCGACGTTCTTGATCTCGATGCCGCCGTACACACTTCGGCTCGTTGAGGCCGTTGCTCCGGCGCCGTCCATGATGGCGATGCCAGCGTTGGCCGTGTTCAGTACGTCAGGGCCGATGGAGACGCGCGTGACGGTCAGGAGACCGCTGGAGAAGTTGTGGAAGCACTCGCCACTGCTGTTGCAGCGGACGCGAGTGTTCTTGATCGTAGTGTTGGTCACACCCGAGTTGATGAACAGGTGTCCCGTGATGTCCCAGCCGTCGATTGTCGTGTTCGATGCTGAAACGTTCACGTCCCCGCTGTGAACTGTAAGTGTTGTGCCTGCCGGTACGCCTGTAGTCATCGGTCCAGGCCAGCAGCCGCTCCACGGGTCGCTACCCCCCGGCGTGTTCGGTGCACCAGAGCACGTCGAAGGAGGCGGAGTGGGCGTAACCGTTGGACTGGGTGAAGGCTGTGTAGGCGGAATCGTAGTGGGCGGCACAGTCGTGGTAGGAGGGACGGTCGTAGGTGGTGCTGTAGTGGTCGGTGGTACCGTCGTTGGAGGTGCCGTGGTCGTAGGTGCAACCGTCGGCGTCGACGTTGCTGTTGGTGACGGACTCGCCGAGATGTAGGCGTCGATAGCCTTCTGTGCGAGTACCTGACAGTGTGCGGCCCAGGCCTGTTCGTCCAAGCCCTGAGCGACTGCCATGTCGTCCTTGCAGTTGTCCAACTGGTCCATCAACCGCTGAGGTACCACCACAGTTGCTTGCACTGCCGTTGGTGCTGCATCTCCGGAGGTCGGCAACGCTACTGCCACGACGATCGCCGAGATCAGTAACGCAATCGCGCCCGTTGTGATATGCTTGCGCATTTAACTCTCCAACCTGTACAGTCGAGATCGGACTTCCCCGAGCTCACGTTCCAGATCACGCATTTTGCGGGCCATTAGTTCCGCTTGCCGTTCGACACGAAGAAGCTCGAGGACCAATTCGTCGTGGGTCCAGTCCTTGTACTGACAGTTCCACCGACGAGCCCATGCGATGACTTCTTCGTTAATCATCCTGAGGCAGCCCGTGTCCGATTCTGTCCTTCTGGAAGTCCCTGTTTCTGACCTCCGCCCACCTCTCCTGGAATGCCGGCAGTAAGTCGACCTTGCAGTTGGCAGCTGCCTGGAACAGGGCGATGAGTGTATCGCTCAATTCCTTACGGATCTCGGCATCCCACTCTTCGTACGTGCCCCGAATGCCTTGAGCCTGCTTGCGAACGGCTCGCATGAGCTCGCCGGACTCCTCGACAACAGAACCAACAGCCATGACTCGACCATCGCCCGGGAAGTTGTGCTCAGCCCACTCGCCGATCTCCTCCTGAGTGTCCTCAAACCAGATTTCGACCTCGTCTGATGCAGTGTAGGTCATTCGCTTTCCTCCTCGTTGTGTACACGTTCGTGCTTCAGCTCGGGAATGAGGCACTCAGGGTAGACGGGCCAATCCTCCTTCGAGTGGTGATGGATGATGGTGGGAATCTGGGCCAGCTTGAGTCGCCAGCGTGCATCAGCCTGGAAGGCCTTGAGGTCCGTCTTGCCCTCTCGGTGGAAGCTGTGATGCCATACTACCTTAGTTGTCACTTACTGCCTCCAAGGAATGGAAGTGATCCGAACTCTTCTTCTAGCTGCTGTCGGAGGTGTTTGTTCCACCTGGCAATTCGTAGTAGCTCGTCGGTTATCAGGGCAACGACTTTATTGTCCTGTTCGTCGTCTTGAAGTTCCCACTCAAAGGCAGCGTCATTCCTATGCCATCTGAGCACGGTCAGCCTCCTCGTAGATGGTAGGCTCAACCTGGTCGCCGAGAAGAACCTTCAGCCACTCCCACTTCAGTCGGACTTGCTGGAGATGTCCTCCGTCGACGGTGTTACGGGCGATGATGTCGATGACGTGGACTGCGTTCTCCTGACCAATACGATGAAGGCGATCCTCCGCTTGCCGATTCTGAGAAGGATTCCACGCCCTATCCAAGAAGATGACAGTGCTAGCCTTGGTGAGCGTGATTCCAATCCCTCCTGCTGCAATAGTTCCTGCAAAGACTCGTACTCTGCCCGACTGGAAGGACTCGATGAGTTGATCACGAGCATTGTGTGGAGTATCTCCCGTGAGTACCACGTGCGAGATCCCTTTTCCAGCAAGACGCGCTTCCAGGAGGTTGATAATCTGTTTCGAACTGCTGAATACGACCAAGGGTTGAAGAGTGTCCTCAATGATTTCCATAGCCGCGTCCAGTTTTGCGCTAGGTTCCGTAAGTCGTACCTGTGTAAATTCTCGTGTCTCCCGCGATACCTGGTCATATTTGTGTCTCGTTATCAACTCGGCGTGTGCGAGGGCGAACTGGCGCAACCTACTC